GAATCGTTGATCAATATGATCAATCGACTCCAATAATAGGAGAATAATAATGTTGGATGCACTAAAAACACTTTTTGAGAACAACGTAGTTTCAGAAGATGTGCGCCAGGAAATTGAAGAAGCATGGAACGCAAAGGTGAAAGAAAATCGCCTACGTGTTACTGCTGAACTTCGTGAAGAGTTTGCTCAAAAATATGAGCATGACAAAGGCTTGATGGTAGAAGCAGTAGATAGAATGGTAAGCGAAAAACTAGAAGCTGAAATGGCTGAACTAGTTGAAGATCGCAAGCAACTTATTGAAGCTAAGGCCAAATATACTAGAGCTATGAAAGAAAATGCCTCTGTAATGAAGCATTTTGTAACACAAAGCCTAGTAAAAGAAGTTAGAGAATTACACGAAGATCAAAAAACAATGGCGGACAAATTTAGAATGTTAGAAGATTTTATTATCGAAAGTCTAGCATCAGAAATTAAAGAGTTCCAAATTGATAAGAAAGATTTAGCTGAAACTAAAGTAAGACTTGTTAGAGAAGCTAAAGGACATTTCAAGAAGATTAAAACAAAATTTGTAGAAACAAGTGCAAACAAAGTATCTACATTAGTTGATAAAGTTCTTAATAAAGAAATTCATCAATTAAAAGAAGATATTCACACTGCACGAAAAAATGACTTTGGTAGACGATTGTTTGAAGCATTTGCAGCTGAGTATGGCAACAGCTATCTCAACGAAAAATCCGAAACATCTAAACTTTTAAAAGTTGTTGATATTAAAAACAAGCAATTGATAGAAGCCAAGAAAATACTTGAGCAGGCTAAAATTGCTGCACAGAAAAAGCAAAAAGAAGTAAAAAGTCTAAATGAATCTATTAACAGGAATAAAATTATTTCTGAATTAGTAGAACCTTTAAATAAATCACAAAAAGAGCTTATGCTTGATTTATTAGAAAGTGTACAAACAGATAGACTACAAAATTCTTTTGAAAGATATTTACCAACCGTAATTGACGGTAAAAAACCAGAGCAAAAAAAGGCAATTATAACAGAAGGCAAAGAAGTAACAGGCAATAAAATACAAAAACAAGATATGACAACTGGTGCAAGGGATAATGTCATTGACATTCGTAGACTTGCAGGACTTAATTAAGGAGAAATAAGAGATGTCAGAATTATTAGAGAGTCGCTGGCAGGATACTAGAGCTGCACTTCTAGAAGGCCTACAAGGCACGAAAAAAAGCGTCATGGCAACGACTTTGGAAAATACAAGAAAGTATTTGATTGAAAGTGCAACCGCTGGAAGTACAGCAGCAGGTAATATTGCTACCCTAAACAGAGTAATTTTACCAGTTATTAGAAGAGTAATGCCAACCGTTATAGCTAACGAAATTGTTGGTGTTCAACCAATGACAGGTCCAGTAGGACAAATCCATACATTGCGTGTACGCTACAGTGAGTCAATGTCCACAAGTGGCGGAACTGATGTAACTGCCGGTGAAGAAGCATTGTCACCATTTAAGATTGCTGAAGCTTATTCAGGTAACGGTAGCGATCCTGGCAAGCCAGATGCAACAGCTAACCTAGAAGGTCAAGCTGGCAGAAAAATGTCAATTCAAATCTTGAAGCAAACTGTTGAAGCTAAAACACGAAAGCTCAGCGCTCGCTGGACTTTTGAAGCTGCACAAGATGCTCAAGCTATGCACGGAATTGATGTAGAAGCTGAAATTATGGCTGCATTAGCTCAAGAAATTACCGCTGAAATTGATCAAGAAGTTCTACAAAGCCTAAGAACTTTAAGTGGCGCTACAGGTTCCTATGATCAAACAGCAGTGTCTGGTACAGCTACATTCGTAGGCGACGAGCATGCTGCATTAGCAGTACTAATTAATAGAGCTGCAAACGTTGTTGCTCAAAGAACAAGAAGAGGCGCAGCTAACTGGGCTGTTGTTTCTCCGTTTGCTTTGACAATCCTACAAAGTGCTACTACAAGTGCATTTGCTAGAACAACAGAAGGTACGTTCGAAGCACCAACAAATACAAAATTTGTCGGAACCTTAAACAACGCCATGAAAGTTTATGTTGATACCTATGCAGGCGATGATACAGAAATATTGATCGGATACAAAGGTTCAAGTGAAAGTGATGCTGCAGCATTTTAC